CTAAACTTGTGAATTGTGGAAATAAGTTTTTATTAGCTAGTAAATAACGAAATAATCTAGCCTCAAAGAAACTCGCTTTTTGTGCGTAGTGTTCCATTCCGAAAGCTACTTCAGCACGACTAACCGAACCGCTGTTATCACCGAATTGTGTTTGTAAACCTTTGTTTTTTAACTGGTAGGTAAGACCGAAAACAGCATCTTCTGCTGAACGCCACGCTACAACGGGTTGAATAAATCCTACTAGCGTTTCTTCGTCTGGGTTTAACGTTTGCGCGTTATATTCCGCTAACAAATAATTGTAAAACACCGAACCTAAAATCGGTTGTACTCTTAAATCCGCTTGTGTTTTAATGTAAGGCGTTACGTCTGTTACGTCTACGTTAGCCGTTATTGGCGTGTTCGTTTTTAAATATGTTTCAGTAATAAAATATAACATTACGCTGTAGGTGTTTGGTTTTCAAGTGGTGGTAAAGACGCCAAAGAACGTAATTCGTTCGGTGTCATTTGTTCAATTACTTTCGAAGCTATAGAAGGGTCTAAAGTGTTTAAAGAGTCTACTATTTTTAGTATCTTTTCGTCGCGTTCTACGATTGTTTCGTTAATGATTTGGAAATTCTTAATAGTAAAATCCGCTTTCAATTTAGAAATACTTAATAGTTCTGTAAAGACTTCTTCTACCATTTCACGCAAAGGAATAACAACATTCTTTTCGAAGATAACGTAAGCTTGTTTAATGTCAGCGCCGTTACCTAGTGATCCAGTTGTACGAACACCCATTAAGATAGGGTCGATTGTGTGAGCGAAACAAATTTGTTCGGTGTTTAATCCGCTAGCTTCTTGGAACATTTTGTCGTTTGAGTTCGTCGGTATACTTTCAATTTTTGGTAGTTGGTCTAAACTATTTGCAAAGAACGCAACGCCTTTACCCGCGTTTTGTGCGCCTTTCATTCTGTCTATAGTGTCGCGTAGGACTTTCTTTTCTTCTTCGCTTTGTGGACGCTTAGGAAACATCATAGCAAACGCTGGGAAAATACTATTTTGAATGTTTGATTTTGCAAAGTACGAAAGTTCACCCGACAAAAACGCAAAGTTTAACGCGCTTGTGTATTGTGGTAATGGGTAATAGTCTTGTCCAATAGCTGGTATTTCGTATGCGTATAGCTGACATTTGTCTGTGTTTAACGGGTGGTATTTTGTTACTGGGATAACGTCGATTCTTGACGCCCAATCGTCACATAAATAATAACAATCTTTTGCGCGGTTAATACGTACTTTTTCGGGGCTAATATTCTCGATTCTTTTTACTTTGTTTTTATCGTCAAAGTGAATCATGAAATAAACGCGGTTGTGTAAGACTATCTGTTTAGCTACTAACCTAACAGACTTCGCTAGCTTCATCTTCTTTTCAAACGTATATAGGTCTAGTTTTTCTTGTGGCGTTAGCTTGTCCGTCTTTAATTGGTATCCAGCGCCTATAGTAGCGTTTACTTTAAAATCAACTATTGCACCATGTAAAGGCGAAGTAAAATACAACTGGTTTAAAGTTTCTGGGAAAAGGTTGTCTTGTCCAAAAGGAATGTAACCCGCAACTTGATAACGTCCGTTTACGTAAGGTAGCGACAAGTTCGCGTTACCTATCTTACCAAATGGAGTTGAAAAGGATTGATACCCTTCTGAAACTTCTATTTTTTGTTGTTTAAATCTGTCAAAAATACCCATGTTATTCATATATAGAAGAAACAGCGACACCGCTAACTACCATGCGCCCTTCTTCGATTAAGTTTAAATCTTCTGTGTTCGTGTTTATGTCTATTGCCGTAGGACTTTCGTACACTTTGTACGTGTATTGCCCTTTTAAAAGGTCTATGTCGACGCCTTCTTCCATTGTAAATAGATTGTATCTATATTGATAGTTAGACGTGTCTACGCCCTCCCAAAGAATCGGGTCTATAGCCGTGTTAAATTCGTCTTCAAACACGAATAAATAAAAAGGGTCTACTAGCGTTGTAACTTCTGACAGCGTCAAAGCAAACGTGTTAACTTGTCCTTTTTCAATGTAAATCATAACTATATTATTTTAGTTTAGGCGCTTGTTCAAAAAACAAAACCCCACCGATTAAGGTAGGGTCGTTATAAGTGTTACGTTTCTAGAATGTAACTAAACTAATTAAGCTGTAAGACCAGCGATAATAGCAGAATCTACTTCGTATGCAAGTTCCGCGTTTTCAGCTGTAAGAACTAACGAGTATTTAGAACCATCCGCGCGCGCCGTTCCCGAACCTTCGCCGTATGCAGTAACTTGTAAGAATGGGAAATACCAATACTTACCATTTGCGTCACCTACGACAGCTGTAAGGTATTGTTGTCCAGCGCCTAAGATTTTGATAGCTTTTGACTTCTCTTGGTCGCGTCTGTGGAACATTAAGTTAATAGTTTGAGTAACATAAGACGAACCATTTACTAGGTCGATTGCGCCTTCTTCTGTGAAGTTACCAGTATTACGTTTGAACTCCATCGGTACGAATGGTTCAGTGTGTGTAATTGCTGTTACTTCCCAGTTTGTTAATGTTTCTAACGTAGTAATAGAAGTAATGTTATCTTGTTGATTTATTAATAGGGTATAAATTCCCCCACTGTTCGGGGAACACCCTTTCAGAATCTCTTGTAGTGTAGAACAAGCCATCGGTTTTTTATGTTTTAAAGTGAAAAAAAAGGGGCGGGCGTTCGACCCACCCCCGTTATTTAGTTAGTTATTGACTAGTCGAAACAAACGTTATAAACAACAATCTGTGAAGGGTTCGTATAAGAGAATCCAGCTTTCAAGTTAGCACGTGTACGTAAGTAAGGTTCTGCAACCGTGTCAGCAAGGTTAACAGCTTTTAACGCTTTTGCGTCACCTTCTGCATCGAATGCGTAGATTAAGTCTGTTTTCAAAGCTAAAACCATAGTGTTAACTGGCATACCTTCTGCAAGTACGATTTTGATACCTAAGAACGTTGGTGCTAATGGAGCTGTAACGTAAGTTAATGTGTTACCAGAAGCCGCTGCAATTTGGTAGTTTACGAATACGTCGCTAGATACGAACAAACGTAAATCATTTCTTTTTGATTGTACAGCTGTAGGAGAAGCTTGTAACAATGTAGTCATTCTAGCAAGTACGTTAGACGCGTTAATAGCACCATCGTATTGACCGATAACAGCAACGTCAGCACACAATTTTTTTAAGTAACCATCACACAAAGAAAGAACATCGTCTTCGCTTTCTGTGTCACCTTGCCAACGGATTAACTCTAAATCGTTACCGATACGTCCAGCCATTTCATTCCAGTAATAAGACATGAAAGAAGCTACAGAAAAATCACCGTTTGAACCTTGAGACATTTGCAAAGCTAAAAACGATTGCTCGATTTCAAACTGACAAATTTGGCTCATCGCACTTAACGCACAAACGTCGATTGTGATAGCGTCTAGGTTGTCTGTAGGTGCGCTAAAGTTACACGTAGAAGGTGCAAGCAAGTTCCCGAAAGTAACGTTAGCTAATTTAGTTGCAGATTTAATACCTGGCAACGTTCTGTAGTTGTCTGCGATATCCTCAGTCAAATACGCTTTTGAGTAAAACTCGTCTGGGTTAGGACACAATAACGCGTTAGTATCTACGTCAAGGTCAAATTTTAAATTTCTAATCATTTTGTTTTGTTTTTATTTGTGTTTAATTTATTACTTGTTGAATGAACGGAACGCTTTGAATTTATCGAAAGCGGACATTTTAACATCTTTCGACATTTCCATTTCGTCTTCTTCTTCTTGTACTAGAAGTTCTTCCATTTGATTTTTAAGGTCTGCAATCATTGCAATAACCGCGTTAACGTTTTCTTCGATAAGTGGTTTAACGATTGCTAAAATAGCTTCTGTGTCAACAGCTGGATCAATAGCCATAGCTACTTCTTCCATTGCCACTTCTTCTTCTACTACTTCTTCTTCTGTTACGGCTGTATCTTCCATAGCAACTTCTTCGGTTACTTCTTCTGTTACTTCTGCCATTTCAGCTTCTTTAATTTCTACTACTTCGCCATCTTTGACAACGTAGATTTTACCTTCGATTAGGTGTTCTCCATCTGGGAAATTCATGTTATATTTATTTATGTGTTTACTTAATTTCATTCCTAAAAAACCTTCTATTGAAAATCCTACTTGTTCGTTTTTTACTAGTTCGTTATAGTAGTCCACGTCGGTAACTTGTGCGGTTAACATTAAAGTACCTTTTGGAACGTCTATATTGTAGGTTGTAAAAGCTTTGTCTTGTTTAGGGTTTTCAACTATCCAAGCTTCTAGAATGTATGCGGGTACGCTTTGTTCTTTGTCATGTTCTAAGTTGAACACGTTGCGGTTCTGTAGGTCACGCATGAACTTAACGTATATTTGTTCGATTGTTTGTTCGTCAAAACTCACGAAATAGTCACCAGCTTCGTCGTCACGTCTATAAATTTCCATTGGAATCATAGCGGGCGCGGTTACTCTATATTTTAAGTTATCGGAAAAGAAACGTTTTTCTACATTTGAAAACGCCATACCTTTAACCTTAACCGCTGGTGAATCTGTGAACGCTATTTGTTCAATACCTAAATCTTCGCCGTCTGAATATTCGGGGTCGATTGTAATTTTGTAAATAGGTAAATCTTTAATCATAACTATATTACATTTTGTTTATATTTGTTCAAAATTTATATTATGGTAGAAATATTAGGAAAAGAAATTCCGAATGAAATGCACGAATTAACGATCCAGCAATTCGAAGAAATTACGGACATTCACGCTAACGACAAACTAGACATTATCGAAAAACATTTAGAGGTGTTTAAATTTATGGGTGTTAGTGTCGACATCGAAGAAGTAGATTTCGAG